ACCGTCTCTGTCATGGCATCCATTTTAGGCAGCGAAACTTCCCCTGATACGCCGACCAGCTGTTCTCCTTCATTGTAGACGTTATAGTTAACTACTTTATCCGGTACGGTGTTAACGCTCATTAGCTGTCACTCTCCTCTAACGCAGTGGTCAGAGCATCGGCGTCATATTCCAACACGTTAATAATAGTTTCTGCTGGCGGAAACGGTGTCAGATACTGATGGAAAGTAATTTTACCGTCAATTAAATCCGTTGTCGGATTGTCATCAGAAACAAACTCAATCCGAGCATCGGCCAGCTGATATTTTGCTTTATAACCATTGGCCCGGATGTTTTCCGTATCAATAATGGTATCAATCAGGCGGCGATTCATCGCACTATCGACCTTTTGGAAATAAGTCAGGATAAAGGTATTGCCCCACCAGTCAAACATCCGTCGTACTGGTATCCAACGATCCTTTACATCAGTCGATGTCGGGTAAACCCCTGTATTATTGCCCCAGCATACCCAGCCATTAAGATTAAGCGCAGTAATAATGCCCTTACCATTCAAGGTATTACCTTGGGCCTGGTCTAGATAAATCTCAGTACCATCGGCCAAAACTGTGCCAGTGATATTAAAATCTTTATTCGACGGCGAGACATATGGAACACCATCGTTTTCATAATCGGTATAGGCCACTAACGCCGCCAACATTGCACTCATATAAAAGGTATAATCATCGACAATCACTTTCGGCCAGCAGACCAGGGCGTGCTTGTCGTTATAAGAATTGCTGTTTTTCCAAGCATACGCAGCAGAATACTCCACAACCTCCGAGGTATCAACATCCAGGATGCAATTGCAGTTATAAATCCCGTTAATGCTTTCGCAAGCAGCGGTCATGGCAATGCCGACCGACGGAATATGGCTCCAGCCTGGCGCTAAGATAAGACCAGGCAAAAGACCAAGCTTCGGGTATACCTGGCTGATATTTTCTAGGCCGGTATATTTACCAGTTGTGGAACTATAACTGCCAATAATATCATCTTTATCAACCGCCGACGGATCAAGTTTACGGTAGCTTAAGAGCAGCGCCGTAGCTGAGCCAATACTTCCCGCACTCAAAACCGTTAACACCACATATCCATCATCATCAAAGGCCAGGGTATAGTCGGTGTCCTCAGTATAAGTCGTAGCTCCATCTGAACTTTGAACAACAAAGTTGGCATTGATTAAAATACCTTCTTTTTCAATGGTGATTGCCCCGCTGGAAATGGTATTCGATTCACTCGCTACCGAAGTATAGTGTTTATCCGGATCAAGCACGTTTACAAAGATTAAAGGCGACACGTTAAACACTTTGAATGAAGCATACATGGATTGACATAGGGTATAACTTTCCCAGTCACTGGAATACCCCAGATATTCCACTGCTTCCGAATATTTTTCTACTAAAATTGGTACATTAACCGCACTTGATGGATCATCTAATAGGTTAATCGGCGCGGTACCGACAATAAACTGATTTGCGCTGTCGGCTGTGACCGGCGTGGTAACTGAGGTATCATTTTCTTGGATATACACGCCATGAGTATAAGACAAATTAAATCACTCCTTTCTATGATAAGGGATCAACAATGGTCACCTTTGGTAAATTCCAAACCATTTCAACCATCGCATAAAACTTTGGAAAAGTATTTTCCGGATTAAGGCTCCATTTAAACGGATACACGATTTCAAACGGCCCAACATATTTATGCCGCATAAAGTGGTTGTATATCGTGCCTATAGCATTCATCAAATCACGGTGGCCCTGATACTTGGTATCTTCATCATTAACACCGATTTCCAGCCGGACATTACATGAATTAGGATCTTCCTCGTTTATGTCCTGACCATCGTCAATAATTACACGGATATACGGAAAATAAGTTATATCAGCCTGGTCTGTTACGTTTGGGTCGGTAGGCGGTAGCCACTGTGGGCAAATTAAAAACGGCGACACTGCGCCGTCTTCATTTTTAAGGTATTTACCTTCAAATATTGTTTTAAGTTCATTAACTAAAGCATCCTGCAGCCTTAATGGTGTCATTTACCGGCCTCCAATACTCGCTTGATTTCATGATCAAGCCGTTTTTCGTAGGTTTCAGCTGATTTTCTTTCCACTGCCTCACGAGTTTTTTCATTTCCCACCATAATTGGAATCGGCGGCCCCATCAGGCGCTTAATTTTCTCGCGCCGTTTACCTTTGTAACGACCTTTTTCAGCTTTAGCAAACTCGCCGGTCCTCTCAAATATCTTTATTCCACTGACATTTGCCACAAAAGCGTGCCTAAGTTCTTTCATCCCCGTTTTTTTCGCCGCAACTTTTAATATTTGCGGATTTTTGGGGCGTGGCTGCTTAGGCGAGAACTTGAATTTATCCAGCGGCAATGAACCAGCTTGCGAATATACTGAAGCGGTTAACCGGCCCTTTGATGCTTTATTAATAGCAAAAGTTTCCCGTACCGCCGATGCTTTGACGTAATAATTAGTCCGGACCTCTTTAACCGCCGCACTTCTGGTCGTTGTAGCCGCCCGGTTTAACGCCCTTGACACAATTGCCGGAGCTTGCTTGGCGTAAGTTCCTAGTCTTATTTGAAGCTTCATCATTTCTTTGGCGTCAACCGTTACCCGAAATATATTCGCCATCTAACATCACTCCGATACCGACAATGTAATATAATACGCACCTAAGTCTTCCTGCGCATCAAAAACTATGTACTTTTTGCCGTCATAATACTGAATATCGTTGACTTTGGGACGTTTACCAAAGACGCTGGCGGCTACATGATAAGATATCGTCGCCGGGAAATACGACTCAGGATCAGTTAGAGATTGCTGACGTTCCTTATATAGATCTTCGTCAACAACTATGTTCATTTCCTTACTGTTGATTGTATGAACTGTGGCAAACTCATCTGTACTTATCATCATTGCAAGATCATCTTCTAAATAGTCACTAAGTGCCATAAAATTCCTCAGCCTAACCTATTTTCACCAAAGCAGCCGTACTTGCCGACTCTTTTGCTTCATAGCACCATCCCGCCGAAGTATTGCTGTCTGATGTAGTTGTAAGACAGCTGTTAGTCGCGTCCCAATATAGCGCTTCGCCCACAGTAAACGCCACCGTCCCGATCGCAGGAAGCTCCCACACACCGGTGACAGCAACCGATCCAGTCTCACCACTCGCGATCTCTTCCCTCGCTATTCCAATTCTTGTTGTTAATGGAACAACGTCTCCATAGGCAATATCGGCAGATGCCGTATAATTGAGGATTTCTCCCCTTTGAAAAGCCAAACTTGTATCAATTGACATGACTCATCCCTCCTGAAATTTTAATAAACCGAGGCTAATTTTTAAGCCCCGGCATTTTTGTACAATCCCCGGTAATCCAGCGCGGTAACGCCATAATCAATGTATATTCGCCATTTCATACCAAGGACGTCAAAGGCTACTTGTGATTCAATGACCGGCGACTCTTGGCCATTCAAATAAGTCACCTCGATAGTATCAACCAATCCCGACTGCGCTGCCAAATACCATGCATCTGTACTATATTGGTCAAGTTCGGCGTCGCAAATCATCGTCAGTTTTCCGGTAAACGGATTGCGGACGTTCGGGTTGGAGCTGGCCGGATCGGTAATGCTGACCAAGAGCTGTTCGGTCGTGGTTTCAATGGCCGCTGGCAAGATAATAAATCTTGGACTAATATTCAGCGTTTCTTTCCCACGAATATTCGTTTGTTTACGCATAGCTGCGCGAGCCGCACCTAAAGTTGCCACTGTAGGTACTCCTACAATTCCAGCCAAATTGCCATGTGCTTCTGTAAAAATGGTAGTTGTTTTCGCCAGCTTTTTATATACAAGTTTATTAATTCCCCGGCGGGCGGCAGCGGCGTACCGCGCCGGAAGTCGTGTCAATGCGCTTAAATCATCATTAATGATAGCTTTTCGACTCAAACTCCATGACCTACCAAACGTTAATACCGACTTAGTCGCGCTTTCTTCACCAGCTTCATCATACTTGAATTCACCAGTTTCAGTCATCTGCTCCAATTCCCCTGCTTCCGACAAACGATAATGCGTTGCCGCCTTAAAGTCCGGGTTGCTACCACTGCCTGTCCATTGTTCAAAGGTAGTTTCTGCCGCAGCATACCCATCACTTAGAGACTTATTGGCTGCATTAGACAGAATACCGGCAAACGCACCCGCCCCGGTCAATGCTTCACGAATCAAATCTTCATCCGCCATATACCGGGCCTTGGTATTCCCACCGCGCTCAACGCATTCAATCATCATATCCCGCAAACGCATACCCCGCATTTCGCGAGCGCCGTCAGCCGGTTTTTCTATTGACACGCCGCCCCTAAGTAAAATAGCGTCAGACGCTGCTCTACTGAATTTCGCCGCATCTTCTTCACCGACACTAGCCCTAGCAGTTTCCGTCGGTTTATTCCTTTCTTTCATTTGCCGGAGAACTTCAGTTTGGACATCAGCTAAAGACCGACCATCTGTAATAAACGGAGCAGGATCAACCTTAAAATCACGGCAAAGCGTCATAATGTCACTGCATCGTTTCCGTTCGGCCTGACGTTCGGCTTCCACATCAACCGGATTGGCCGATATTGGCGGTACTGTCTGTACGGTACCTCTTACCTCTTCTTGGTTTTCGTTTTCTCTTGGTGGCATTTCTTGTTCCTCCCTCTCATCATCTTCTTCAAATTGGCGTCCCACGCCGACACTATCATCTGCTGGCACTGAAACAATACTTATTTCAAGTGGTGACCACCGAAGTGCCACATACGCCGGGCCACATACCCGGCCACTTGACGACATTTTCCCGCCAGCAACTTCTTCCCAGCTTTCCACTGCATAGCCGACGCTTACGCCTCTCAACGTTCCAGACTTTACTTTTTCCCAAATGCGTTCCGAGTCTTCGTCGGTGTCAAACTGAACATCGGCCAACGCCTTATTCTGGCTTTCATCCACCCAAGCCCGGACTATTTTACCCAGTATAGCGTCACGATTGTGATTAAAAAGTAACACGCCAAGGCCGTTTTCAAAGCGAGATAAATTGATGGCAGCCGAATCGATCTGCAGTACTTCCGCCCCATACCACCGGCTAACCGGCTGTTCAGAGGCAAATGATAGGGTAACGGTTCGGGTTTCTTCGTTAATTGCGGCGTCACTGATTACCGCCGCTTCCCTTAGTAGTTTTTTCGCTACCGGCGGTTGCCGGTTTTGCTGTTTTGACAACTGTATTTCCTCCCTCCGTCATTGAAATGTCATATTTATCTTCAAGCTCTTTTATAAAAGCTTTTTCCTTAGCCCGCTGCTCTAAAATTTCACGCCAATCATAGCCGGTTCGAGCACAAACATTAGCTAGATTATCTTGGCCAGAGTCAATCGCTTTTAGGTTCGCAGTAATTTCTTTCACCGGATCAATCCAACTCCATCCTGGCGCGATCCATCGGTGCCGTAAATATTTTGCTTTGTTCTTCCAGAAGTCTGGAATAATAATTTCGCCAGTCAGCACTGCACTAATGATGACTTCGGTATAAACCTCACTCAGAAAATGGTCAATCAACCATTGCTGCCAGTCCTCATATGTCCGCTGATCTTCAAGTAATCCCTGGCGAGCGCTGGAATAATTGACCTGACTCATGTCGCGGCTAGTTGCTTCATAACTAAGCCCCTGCCCCGAGCCGATCAAGCGCTGGTGAAGAGACGCAAATTCACGGGCGTTGGAAGCTTGTCCGGTGGGAATGACCGCCGAAACATCATCTCCCGGCTGCAGTTCCATCATCATACCAGGGCTGATTCTTTTTTTCTTATACCCTGATTCGGGATCATAATCTTTATTATCTGGCCGCGCACCTAAGCCACGGCCTACTCCGCTAGACGGAATTAATCGCTTAATAAATACACTAAGGCTGGCCAATATCTTCTCTTTGATGCTGACTGCGTCCAAATACTCCTCAGTATCATTAACCCTAGATATCGCTGGCGCAAGCGGCGATATTTCGCGGATCTGCGACGGCAATGTTTTTCGCCATAGAGCGATGACTCTTTCCGCTGGCACCCGAGTCGTTTTCCCAGTAAACCAGCCATCCGGCGAATACTGTTTAAGATAATAAGCCACCGGCTTTTGATTGCCATCAACTTCAACGCCATGAACAATAACATTAATTCCGTTGCGAAGCTGCCCGGAACTGTCTATGTCATCGACCTCTCTGGCCTGGAGTTGAAACGGAAAGCGATCATTTCCTGTATAAGTCTTAATGAAAATAATACCGCCGTCAACAAGCGTCCGGCGGATAGTCATTTTGCATTGCTCCCAAAAGGCTTGCATTCCAGTAATATCCGAGTTGCGCGGTTTCTGCCAATCTTCAAAAACTGCTTCCAGCTTGGCATTGATTTCTTCATCGCCAGTATTAGCCTGCAAGCGAAAGCCGGTAGCTACAACATTTCTTTCCAGCATACCAATGATGCCGCCGACAATATCGCTATTACGCTCCGCTTCTTTTGTTCTGGCCCGAATAAAATCCCGCTGCGGTTGATTGACTTGTTCCGCTTTGGCGTTTACCGGTACCCACCCCTCAGAAGACCGACTAATGTCTCCCGCTTTATACGCCCCTCTTACTGCCGCGCGCCAAGCCATACGCATGTAACCAATTTTAGGACTCACCCAAGTAATAGCCCGATCCAAAGCATTCGCCGTCAAATCTGGTGACCGTTGTTTTTCATCCAACTTTCATTCCTCCTAACGATAAAAGGCAACTGCATAAAGACCACCGCTTGTTTCCTTCATAGCAACTTCTTGCTGCAATCGGCGGCGCTCAGTGTATAGCGTTGATAAATCTCCCCGTTTCACTGTGCGGCTGCCAATCCGATATTCTTGCGCTCCGTTTTCGATTTTTTCAATTGCCGTATTAATTTGGGTCAATTGTTCATTGAGCGTCATTCCAACCATCTCCCTTCTACATTAAGCCATTCATCGGCTTCCGTCTCTGTTCTCGCTAAACGTGATGGTGTTTGGCTAGGCTCTAACTCTTCCAAATACCGCACATGCAAAAGATCACCGGCCAACGTTGCATATACCTCAGTATCTAAATAGTGATTGGCCGCTGCCGATGTTTTGGGCACCCAGGTTTCAATTTCACGTTTTCCTCTCCCTTTCGAATCGCGAATTCTATGTTCAGCTGTCAACTGCTCAGCATAATCTTTGTCGCACTCGGCATGAACCATAAAACATCCAGTACCAATTGGTCGGTTCAACCTAGCTGCAATAAGATTTTTATACTGGTCAGTATCGACAATATATAAAGTTTGGCCATGAAAATTAGCTCCCGGACTATCAATTGTTGTTTTTCGGTACCGCTGCAACATCTGACTCGAACTACCTTTTACCGGTACCGCCCAATCCTGATTCATTAGACAAAATTCATAAACTGTTTCCGTATCATACCCGGAGTCAATAGCACAAAGGTTAACTTGCCATTTTGCTTCACCGTTAGTATCCGGCCAACGCCGATTCATAATTTTCTCTAAGTCGGCCCAAGTTTCCACGACGCCGTGAGCAATATTTTGACTGGTCATCTTTGCGCCCCAGGCGCGAATTGTCCAATACATACGGTTTGCCTGAACATCGACGCCCCCAGTTAATAGCTGTGCATAGTCTGGTACCACACATTCTGGAAGCTCCGTTTTTTTAGATAGCACCATATCGCTATCTAAAGTAGCCGCCTTATCTTCCCACGGCTCACCCAGCCAACTATTTACGAAATTCATTAGGTCAGCAGGATCGTCTTTACTGCTCAAAAACTCAGCGGCTACCTTCCCAAAGGTCAACCAAGGAGAATATATAGAATTAATATGAAACCCTACTGAACGCGCACGCCCCTCGATTTTATTTTTTGGAACCCAGCGCCCAGCGCGAAGCATCGCAGGTTTATGCCTATCATCAATATGGCCATGACACGCTTCGCATTCGTAATACGCCGAATAATAGACTACCGTTATGTCATAGCTGCCATCCTCTTTTTTAGGCCATTTTATATTTTTAAAATCAAAAATCTGTTCATGTCCACAATGCGGACAAGGGACACGATATTCATACTTTATATCTGATTTTTCATAACCCTGATAGATTGACCCCGTTTTTAAAGTTGGCGTCGAAACCTTAACAATTTTGCTATTCCACCAGTTTTTTGTACGCTCTTGAACCAACTTGATTGGACTTGATTCCCGGCCCGCCCATTTAGGATACTTGTCTACTTCATCAAGCAGTACATACCTCGCTGACCAGCTGGCCAACGCTGCCGGAGACTGTGCCGACGCAAAAAGTAAAAAACCGCTCTGAAATTTCAAGAGCGTGTCTTTGCTATCGGTCGCATGAAATTTTTCAGCCAGCGTTGGACAATTACATAGCATTTTCTGCAGGCGAAGATCGGAAAAGTCTTTACAAAGTTCATCATCCGGCAATACATAAAGAATACGCCCAGGGTCCTGGTCAACAACATATCCGACCATGTTTAGTAATCCTTCGGTACCACCAATCTGCGTACATTTCAGCCAATTGATTTCTTGTATTTCATCATCACAAAAACAATCCATGATAAACCGCATGTAAGGAACATTATTCGTATCCCATTTGCCTGGACGACTTGTTTCTTCCGAAGACAACAAACGATATTTATCCGACCATCCGGATACCGTCAGTTTCTCAGGCGGTTTAAATACCTTCAGCGCATTTCTAATTGCTTGGTTTAATGTTTGTTTTACGCTTGCGTTTTCCGGTGTATGTTCCGTTTTCTGCAAGCTGAGTAAGTCCTTTCGCAACTTCTTCATCAACTAACCTCTTTGCGTCCAGGGCCAATTCTGGATACTGGGCGTTGAGTTCGGTTGCAATCCGATGCCCCATGAACAGCAGCCCTTGTTTTATTCTAGCAAAGACCTCGGCCAAAGCTTTTTCAATATCATCAACAGATACATATTGACCAACCTTTTCTAGTTTTTTCATTTCTTCCATCTCGGCTTTAGCTTCACGGTATCGAACATCGGCTTGAAGCTTTCGCGCTTCCGGACTCAGATCATTATTTTGCTTACCATATTTCCATTCAGTAAGTTTTTTTAAATCCCAATATCCCCTCGTTTCTTTTGGCGCTCCTTTTCTAGCCCAACCTGACAAAGTCTCACGTGAGATACCGAAAAAATCACATGTATGCTGAGTATTAAAAACAAAGGGATTATCTAGCTCAGTGGGTTTTTTTGTATTTTTATTCATCATTTTATGCACCACTTATTTGTCAGGTTGTCAACCAAAAAAAATCAATTTTTTAGAGAGACTTTTCGGGACTCGCTAGACCCGCAAGGCGGCCACCCCGCCGGAAGGACCCATAAACTTCCAGACCTGCCCTAAAGGACAGCCGCCGCGCTTGGGCTTAATCATGATAACCTTCTACCTTCCCATCACTCGGCATAGTTTCGT